TATGCCAGAAAAAGTTTTGAACGAAGTTATTATGCCGTTCCTAGCTGTTGTGGAAAACCCCACAGAACGTCAAAAAATTAAAGATGCAGAAGACGCAATGATTGAGGCTGGCAAGATGACAGAAGAGGAAAGAACCGAATGGCCATCTAATAAAATGATTGGTTTGTCGTCAGCATCATACAAGTTTGAATATCTCTACAAAATGTATCAAGCCTATGAGAATATGATCTTTAATCCTGGAGCAAAAAATCAAGGCAGAAGATGCATTATGCAGTTTAGTTATGATTGCGCCCCAAAAGCCCTATATGATGAAAACTTAATATCTCAAGCAAGAGGAACAATGAGTCAGTCGCAAATCGACCGAGAGTTTAATGCTCAATTTACCGATGACAGTGCTGGCTATTTTAAGATTAGTAAGATGGCTGAATGCACTATTGAGGATGGGGAATCCCCTGCCGTAGAAGTGGCTGGCGATCCAGACGCAGAGTATATAATGGCGTTTGACCCCTCTTGGTCTGAGTCAGAAACTTCTGATGATTTTGCTATACAAGTTATAAAGCTCATGCCAGAAAAAAAGAAAGGTGTCGTTGTCCACAGTTATGCACTTCCTGGGACAAACCTAAAAAAACATATGACTTATTTTAAATATCTTTTAGATAGTTTTAATATTATTATGATTGTAGGAGACTACAATGGAGGCGTGCAGTTTATAAACTCTTGCAACGAAAGCGATATGTTTAAAAAAGAAAAGTTAGAAATAGGGGTTTTTGATCCAAAACTAGATAATCCACACGATTATGAGAAAGACTTGAGGGACGCTAGAAGGAATTACAATAAAAGTAGCAATACCATATGCATATTAAGAAAGCCAGTGTCCAACTGGATTAGAAGCGCAAATGAAATGTTGCAAACAGCTTTTGATAGAAAGAGGTTATATTTTGCTGCGACCGCTATGGATGATAATTATTCTTTGCAAAAAGCAAAAAAGATTCCGATCAAGGAATTAAAGTTTTCAAAGTATGAAGACGAAAAGAATGTTGGGGCAAAGATGATTGACTTCATTGAACATCAAAAGGATATGATAGACTTAACGAAAGCTGAATGTGCACTTATACAAGTAACTTCTTCTGCTGGAGGCACTCAAAGTTTTGATCTTCCCAGCAATTTAAAAAGACAGAAGGGCGTAGATAGACCTAGAAAAGACTCCTATTCCGCTATTGTGCTAGGCAATTGGGGTATGAATATTTATTACGATATGATGAATATTCCCGAAGAAGCTAACCATGGATTTACTCCGATGTTTATTTAAAAAGTTCGAAAAGTGACTTTTAAAAAGTGTAACTAACTTTATAATAGCTATGCCGATACCGAAACCAGGAAAAAAGGAAGAACAAAAACAATTCATGTCTCGTTGCTTGGGCGACAAGGTGATGAAAGAAGAATTTAAAGACATCAATCAGAGAATTGCGGTATGCATAACATCATTTAAAGAAAAGGACAAAAAAGATGGCTAAAAGAAAATATACGAAAAAATCTAATTATTGGAACAAATTTCAAAAGGTCTCTAACGAAGCGTCTGCGACCCAACAGGATGTAGAGCCCGCAACAATGGGCGAGGCCTATCACGTTTCTCACGGGTCGTATAATCGATCTGGTTCTATTAGCAACTTGTCGTCCTCTAGCACATCTACGCGAATTAATAGATCCTCCGTTACGAGTCCACTTAATAAATTTAGTCAAATTAGGGGCGGGCTTTTACCTTATGAAATTTCTTCTGACGGAATCAATGTAAGAGAGGCGATTGAGCTTTGCCAAAAAGCTTATGCAAATGTTCCGATCTTTAGAAATACTATCGACATGATGTCTGAGTTCGCAAACTCGGAATTGTATCTAGAGGGAGGCAACGCAACATCTAGAAACTTTTTTGAAAAACTATTAGACAGAATCAAAATTTGGGATTTAAAAGATCAATACTTTAGGGAATACTATAGAAGTGGAAATATTTTCTTGTATCGCATTGATGGTAAATTTAGCTTAGATGACTACAAAAAGTTTTCGCAAAATGTGTCCGAAGGGCCTTCTCTAAATAAATTTCCTCTTAAATATGTCGTATTGAACCCCTTTGAAATTGTAGCTAAGCGCAGCACCGTATTTAACACGAAGGATGGAGCTTATGCAAAAATTCTTTCCGAGTTCGACATGGAAAGATTAGCTAACCCCAAAAATGATTACGATCAAGCAGTCTTTGATGCGCTAGAACCAGAAGTTCAACAGCAAATCAGGGATGGAGCATACTTTAAAGATGGTTTAAAAATTAACCTAAAGAACGATAAAATTTCTTACAGCTTTTATAAAAAGCAAGATTACGAACCATTCGCTATTCCATTTGGCTATCCTGTTCTTGAAGACATTAACGCCAAGATGGAAATGAAGAAAATGGACCAAGCGATCATGAGAACCGTTGAAAATGTTATTCTAATGATCACGATGGGTGCCGAACCAGACAAGGGGGGCATTAACCCAAACAATGTAAAAGCGATGCAAAAACTTTTCCAAAATGAATCTGTCGGTAGGGTTTTAGTTTCTGACTATACCACAAAGGCAGACTTTGTTATCCCAGATATCAACAAGGTTGTTGGGCCAGGAAAATATGAAGTTATTAATAAAGACATTAAGGAAGGGTTGCAAAATATCATTCTTAATGACGACAAATATAATGGCGCTCAAATTAAAGCTCGTGTATTTTTGGACAGGCTCAAAGAAGCTCGTGAAGCTTTTATTCAAGATTTTCTACAACCAGAAATTAGACGCATAGCTAAAGATTTAGGATTCAGATCATACCCGACTGTTAAGTTTAAAGATATAGATTTACGTGATGAAGTTCAACTTATGAGAGTCGCTACAAGGCTTATGGAGTTGGGCGTTATGACTGCAGAACAAGGTATGGATTTATTTCACACTGGAAGGTTTCCCCTTGCTGAAGAGCTGGAAGGAGCGCAAGAAAAGTTCGTGGAGCAAAGAGAAAAAGGTTACTTTAATCCAGTAGTTGGAGGAGTTCCGATGATTGAACCCGATGAAGAATCCAACGAGCAAAAAAAGAAGCCAGATGGTGGAATGGCTGGAAGGCCAGAGGGTTCTAAGGATCAATTCTCAAGAGAAAATATTCAAGGCACGATTTATGAAGTGGAAGCGCTAAGCTCTATCGCAAAAGAAAAAATGTTAGAAAAGCTTGATTCAGAATCATTAAGCGAAGATCAAGAAAAAATGCTGAGCAAGCTATGCGAATCTGTTGTTTGTGCTTCAGAAAAAGAAAATTGGCAGGAAACAATTATTTCTTGTGTAAATGATTTTGCGCAGATTGAAAGACTGGGAACCCTGAACGGTGTTTTTGAAATTTCAGACGCTCATAAATTAGAAGTTTATCCATCAGCAATATTATATCACTCAAAATGAAAGAAATCAAAAATCCCCTAGAAATGAGCGTAGACCGCTCCAACGGCAATATAGAGATATCTATTGCGAAAAAATACAGCAAAACTGAAGAAGCTATGTACAAGTCATACATGAATATTTGCTCTATGGATGACAAAGCCTTAGTTGATACTTCTGGTATGGACGAAGAGTCTACGGCCAAAAGTTGTGGAATGCAATACGATAAAATGAGGGCAATGATGAATGAAGTCGGAGAAGGGGGATTGACTGAAAACCAAAAAAAGCTTCCTAAACCTTTGCAAAAAGCCATTTTAGAAAAAATGAAAAAAGAAGGAAAGGCTTCCGAATCCGATGAAAAGAATTTCAAGCCTCATATGATGTATGATCCAAAAACTGGCAAAAGCTACGAAGCAAAAACCTACAAAGATCATATGGATATGAAAAAAATGGGCTATACCCACGAGGATCCCAAGAAGAATGCATAAGTACACAGCAAAGTTCGATTTTGAAATTAAAGCCTGCGAAGAAATTTCAGGCATTAATGTAAGTAAGGCTAATATTGAAAATTTAAGAGAGTTGATACCAACCTCTGTAGATTTAGAAAAGAATATTGACTTGATGGGCGTAGCATTTAACGCTGCAGTTGTTAACGAGTTTAATAAGAATGGCGATGGGATTGATACAAAAACAGCAATCGATTCAGTTCAGCAGTTTATTCATAAACCAACAAATATCGAGCATAACAAGAAAAAAGTTGTTGGTCATATTGTAAATGCTGGCTTTAGCGATTACTCTGATAGCTCTATCTTGATTAATGTTGATGAAAACGAAAAAGATGCATTTAATATCGCTTTGGGTGCTGTGGTATATAAGACCGTAGACAAAGAATTTTTTGAAATACTAGAGAAAAGTACCGACCCAAAAAACAAAATGCACAATACGGTTTCTGCGAGTTGGGAAATTGGGTTTAGCGAATATAAAATCGCAGTAGGCAGTAAGAATCTCAAGGACGCAGAAATTATTTCTGATCCCGATCAAGTAAGGGAAATGAAAGGGATGCTAAGAGCCTTTGGAGGTAAAGGGAAGACCGAAGATGGTCGTCCAGTCTACCGACTCATCACTGGTCAAGTTTATCCCCTGGGCATAGGATTTACTATGAAGCCAGCTGCAAATGTTAAGGGTGTAATCAGTCAAGAGCACAAGCTCGATGAACCCAAAAACAAAAACTCTAATCAAGGACAAGCCTCACAATTAGAAAAAACGTCAAAGAAAATTTCACAAAAATTAAAAAATACTGTAAACAATACTAAAATTATGGAACTAGAAACTCTACTATCAGAATTAAAAGACTCTCTTGCGGAAAAGAAATTTTCTGAAGAAGCTGTCGCTGGCATGACTTCGACATTTGCCGAAGCCATTAAACAAAAAGATGATGAGTACAAAGCTTCTCTTGAAGCTGCGGAACAAGAGAAGGCTGAAATCGCTTCTGCGAGAGAAGAGCTTCAAGCTTCCGTAGAGGCTATCAAGGAGGAACTTAAAGCTGCTCAAGAGCGCATCGAATCTTTCGAGGCGGAAAAGAAGGCTGAAGAAGCAGTTGCTCGCTTCAATGCTCGTATGGAAGAAATTGATTCCATTTACGATCTTGCAGAAAGTGATAGCTCATTTATTGCAGAAAAGATTAAGGGTCTTGATGACACTGAAGAGTCTTTTGCATCATTTAAGGATGAGCTTACTGTTTTCTGGGCATCAAAGAACAAGGAAGCTAAAGCAAAACAAGAAGAAGCTATCGCCGCTCGCGTAGAAGCTGAAATCGAAAAGCGCCTCAACACAGCAGAAGCATCAGAAGCTACTGAAGCTAAAGAAGAAGCAGTTGCTGAAGAAGTAGACGTTGAAGAAGCTCTTGAAAATGCAGAAGCTACCGAAGAAGCTCTTCCTAACAATAATGAAGCCCAAGCTTCAAATAAAACTTTTAAGGATAAGTTCGCTGCTGCGTTTAGCCGTGAAAATATTCTTGGATAAAATAAAAAAACTAAATTTAACTAAAAAAAATTATGGCACTAAGATTACTTCCATTCAGACAGTATGACGAGCAAGACGTTGTTAACGTTTTTGCTCTCCAAAACGCCGATGTTCTTGAGTCCACCACTGGTGACGGCAAGGGTTCTAACGGTGTTTTCGTCAAGGTCACTGACGGTAACTTCGACCAAGATGTTATTACTTACGGTTCTAACAGCTATCTTGGCAAGACAGATTACCCTCACGTCGGTGGCGACATGTATCCTACCAACCCTCTTGAAGTTGCTGCTGCTGCTTCTGGCGAAATCCCTCTTGGATTGACCCTGAATCAAACAGCGAAGACTGATGAGAATGGTGAGAAACTTCTTTATAATGTAACCAAGAAAGAAGAGCTTCAAGCTGTTCTTCCTGGCCAAAGCGTTCCTGTCGCAACTAAAGGTATCTTTACCTTGAGCGCAAACGCTATCGAAGGTAACGCAGCTTCTGTGTTCACTATCGGAGATGGTTTTGAGGTTGCTGGTGATGGAACAGTTGGTCCTGCTACTGTAGGTTCTGCTGATTCGCTTGGTATGGTTCTTGGAACTGGCTCGCGTACTTCTAACACTGTTACTGATCAGTTCGCTGGTGATTATGTTATTGTTAAACTTGGATAACAAGAAAGGAACTTTATAATATGAAAATTACTTTAAAAAATACTCCAGAACAAGTCGAGCTTGTAAAAGCAATGGCTTCTCGCAACCGTGATGTTGCTTACGAAGCTCAAACTGCTCTTG